CTTTTGAGCCGCTAAGTTTTCGTTGATTTTGTCTAGGATTGTGCCTTGCAGCTGAACAGCACGGCTTGCGTTGGGATCATTTGGCCCGACGCTTTGCAGCAAGCGCTGATACTGCTGTAATGCTTGCAGGTTTTGCTGAATACCTGTTCGATTCGCTTGAGAAGAAATCTGCCCAACGCCTTTGGCAATGTTGTCAACGGCTTGACTCGTCGAGCCAATGTTTAGGAATTGACGAGCGCCGGCAACACTGCGCGTAAAGCCACCACCACGCCCAGCGGCAAGTGCAGCATTTATGGCATCTACAACAGCAATAGCTTGATTGAAAATTGCCTTCAGTGCTGGCGTAAGAACCTGTCCAATTCGACGTGCTAACGCTTCAACACCATCTTGCAGCGTGCTTAAACGTCCATTGAGAGTATCGCTTTGATTGATTGCACCATTGGCATATTTACCTCCGGTATCCGTTAATCGTTGCAAAGCAACTTCTACGGCTTCTGCGCTGATTTGACCTTTGCTTAGGGCCTTACTGAATTCTTCCCCGGTCAGCCCATACATCTTGCGCAGCTCGTCCTGCAGCGCGACGCCACGTTCTTGGAACTGCAGCAGTTCCTCGCCTTGCAGCCTGCCCTTAGCAATGACTTGACCGTAAGCAAGTGTCAGCTCGCCTAGATTTGCGCCAGTTGCACCGGCTACGTCGCCAAGACGACGGGTTGTTTCTACAACTTCATTGGCGCTAACACCAAAAGCCGTCAAGCGCTTGGCGCTTTCAATTAGCTCTGTACCAGTAAAAGGTGTTGCTGCGCCTAGCTGCTGCAGCTCCTGAATAATCTGTTTTGCTTGTTGAACGCTGCCAGTAAGCGTTTGAATACTTCGCGTTTGCGCTTCAAGTTCTGCAGTTTTGGCGAATACAAATTTTGCTGCTTGAACTGCACCAAACGCACCAGCAAGCCCAGCCACTGCGTTTCGCAGGGTATTAATGCCACTGGTAGCAGACTTTGACGCATTATTAACTTGCTGAAGACTGCGGACAGCACCCTGACTATTTACCTGTACGTCAACGACAGCAACAGCCACGACAGTGCCTCCCTATAGCGTCAGTCTATCGTCGTGATCTTGCCTTAGCCTTTTCGATTTCTTGCTGTTCGCGCTTACCCTTCACTTCGTAGTAAGCCGCAAAATGCACAAACTCAGCATCGGTTAGCTCAGTACGCAACCGGCTAACCGTCATGCCAAGCTCTGTAGCTAGGAAGAACTCAAAGAACAACCAAGAGTCTTCCTCTAGTCGTTTTTTGCTTCTTCTAAACCAGATTCACCGCCAAGACCGAACAGGAACAGCTCAAGCTCGTTCAGCACACGCTCGGGCAATTCACGCTGCAATTTCGCGGCATCAGCAGCGGCAAATGCCTTGCTGCCATCCTCAAGCTCTGCCATCTGACAAAGCATTTGGGTGCTGATCTCTAGCGCCTCACCGCTACCAGCAAGCGTGGTTGCCTTTTTGCGGTCAGCCCGGGTGATCGGCTTAAAGTACAAATCCAGCACCACATCACCAGCATCATTGGTGACGCTGAATTTGCGGCGCTGGTTTAGGTCAAACGCCCCGGTGAGCAAGTCAACAGGGCGCTGATTGGTGGCTGGCATCAGATGCTCAGAGTGAGTGTTCCGCTAGATACGAAATTGATGGTAACAATTTCGATCTCGCCAACCGTAGCACTGTACTCAGCACTCGTCACCACAATGGTGCCGGTGATTTTCTTGCCGCCAGTTTCGTCAAGATACAGCTCTACAGCTGCATCAGCCTCATCGGTGGCTTGGTTGACATCCTTGAGCAGATCTAGCTTATCGCCAGAACCAGGTGCGTCATACATCACTTCGATGGTGCCTGAACCACTAATCAAACCGCCGATGTTGGCGCGATAGGTGGCACCATGAACAGTGGAGTCGTATGACTCCTTTTCAACCGTCATACTCCATGAACGCACGGCAGCAATTTCAGAAATGCCGCCTGCACCAGCCTTATCAAAGAAGACAGTGCCTTGTTGACCGCGATAAAAAGCCATGATCAGATGTCCATAGTGATGGCACCGTTTGTCACGAAGTTAATCGTGATCACTTCGATCTCACCCACGGTAGCCGAGTATTCAGCTGAGGTGATAACACCATCGAAGGTAATTTTTTTGGTGCCGGTCGTATCAAGGAACAGCTCAAACAGAGCAAGCCCTTCATCGTTGGCAGTATTGACGTACTCGATGAAGGTGTTAGTTTCATCGGCGCTAGTAGCGGTGTAGAGCAGTTCTACCGTGCCGCTGCCGCTGATCAAGCCACCCACGTTTGCGCGGTAGGTAGCACCCAGCGCGGTAGTATCTAGCGATTCCTTTTCAACAGTCAGTGACCACGAACGGGTGCTTGCGATTGCAACACCAGTGGCACCGCCATCGTCAAACTTGACGCTGCCTTGCTGCCCTCGGTAAAAAGCCATGGCTAAAGATCCTCGAAGGTTTCAAAGGTCATTCTGACCTGAGTTTGGAAGTAGCCCTCGGGAGCTGGCGTGGCCACCACCTCGGGTCCTGTTGGCGGGTCAAAATGAACACCGCTAACGATGACTCTATTGTAAAGGTCGCGGATTCTTTTACCAATGGTGTAGTTAGCGCCTGGTCCTACGCCTTTGGCGGTGAAGATGTTTACTACGATCACACCGATGACGCTATTGCTGCTGCCGGTGGTGCCACCCATTGTCAGGTAATTATTGTTGCCGAAGCTCACTAGGCATTGCACCCATGAACTGCCCGGTGTTGGGGTGTATGGCTGATTATGAAAAACAACGGGGATAGCTGGTGACAACGCCAGCTCAGTTGCTAGTCGCCCTTCAACAGTGGCACGAACGGTATTTAGGTTAACGGCTGCCATTAGTCTTGCCTCCCGATGCGATCAGCTTGCTGTTTAGCCCATGCTGTCATTTCGCGGGCGATGCGATCAGTCCAACCGGCTGGTGCCTGCTGAGACCAATTTTCATAAGCCAACCTGTAGGCATACGGCAGGCTGTTATGGATGTGATAAATATTGCCAGCTTTTTCGACTTGATAATCAAGCTTGCGTGGCGGCGTGATTGCACTCGGACCAGCCTGCGGACCAGCGTCGTAGCCGGGTGTGCCTTGCTCGCTAATCGCCCAACCAAGACGAAAACGTCCAGTATCGACCGGGCTCTCCTGCTTTAACCTGCTGTCCGTTTCAAACACAGTCGCACGCAGCAGCTGTTCATACTTTTCAGTTGAAAAGCTACCAATTTGATCGAGGCGAATGCGACGTGCCATATTTATGTCCTCAAGATCAATTCGTATGTGATAGGTTCATTATCCTGCTCGATGGTATCTACGCGAATAATTTGATGGCTGATGCTGTTAATTATTACGCGATCAGAGGTGCTCGGAGCACTGGCTGTATCTGCTGCGGCAACAATAAGCCGCTTATCACTAGCCTGCACTAACTCATTAACTTCGCGGGCGCTTACATTTTCAAGCACACCTTTGATGGCTGTATCAGATACAGTTTCAGTGATAGCGCCTGTAGTTGTGTTATAAGCGCCTGGTGTTACAACGCGAATCGTTACATCACCGCCAAACCTTGCCATGATTTTGCTGGCAACCTTGCGTAGCGGTGCAGATAGTGTCATGCCCACACCCTAACTGGATTTTCAGGAGCCACCGCATACTGCAGCCACTCCTCGGGTACATCGCCTAGGTAATTGACGTGCCAGCCATCAAGGGTGACGGGCTCAGTGATCACATCACCAGTCTCGGGGTCGTATTCGCCGCCAGTCGTAATGGTGCCGATCACATCAAGGGCGTGGTCGTGAGAGGCAGGGACAAACTGCACAAGACCAGCAGCATCAAGTGCAGCTAAGGCAGTAAGACGATCCGGGAAACGAAACATTGTCGGGGTAGGAGCGGTGGTGAGTTCTTCAGTCATGGCGGTCATTGGGTGATCTGTTGAAGTGTGGAGTTGGCTAGGCGGGCTGGGAAGTAGGTGAGGCGGCGGAGGTGGCCGTTTAAACGTGCGCTGCCACCATCAAAACCTAAACGCAGTTGGGTTACAGTGGGCAAAGCGCCCGTAATATCCGTACTAACAGCCCCACCATTTACTGTTGCAGCAAAGTCGTTAACTCTGTAAGCGTGGGATATTTTTGCAAGAATAGGCGATGAGTAGGTTCCGGCTGGGAACATTTGACCAACGCTTGAACCTCCAACCACGGCATTAACTTGATAGCCGTTATTGGCTTGTATTAACTGAAAAATACGGTTGGTAAATCCAGTATCATCAAGCTGCGTTAAAGCTCTGTCCGCAGAAGTAGATAAAGCGTCAAATTCTCCATAAACCGTCCCCTCATCCTGCCGATACCAGGAGCTTTCAAACACCGTCACCGCTGCAGTGGTTGTTGGGATGTAAGCAGTTGCGGTGGAGCCGGTTTCAAGTTGGGCTCCCCAGAGGTAGATGCCAGAAGTGCCATTGCATGGCAGCGAGCTATCAAATCCAAACAACCGTATCCGAAGTGATGTTTCAGTGCTTGATGTGAACGAAAGGGTAAATCTATACCATCCAGCACCGACGAATGTAGCTGTTGAACTCG